GAAGACACCAACCTACAATTTTTTCATCGACATTGACTACAAGGATCAAGAAATACTCGAACTCGATCGTGTCCAGAAGGTGTGTCGTGTCATCTGCGACAAGGTGAAAACATTGGGCGGTCGAGACTGTCTGATATGTGTTTCCAAACCGAAACCCGTCGATGATGGACTCATCAAAACCGGTATCCATATGAATTGGCCAGAGTTTGTCGTCAATCAGGAGGGTGCCAATAATATCAGGGATCATGTGATTTCGACACTCACCGCAGTCTTCAAACAGATCAATTGGGATCAGGTGATTGATAAATCAGTTTATAAGGGGAGTGGTTTTAGAATTCCTTGGTCCTATAAGAAGGGTAAACATATCACCTGTGGTGGTCAAGGATGTTCCGAATGTGAGAATACCGGAAAGATTACGGAATCTCCTTACCTCCCAATCTTCAAGTATATCTACGGTCCAGTGTTATGTCTCATGAATCGGGTTTCTCAGGAACCATCAGTGGATATATTGAAGGATTCGATCATAAGGACACTCATCACCGACGTAGTCACCGTACCAGCAGTAGATGGTACGAAAAAGAAGGAAGGATCTTTCACGAATGCTCAGATGAAGGATGAATTTAAAAATTCAGAAGCAGTCGCTCACCTCGAAACATTCATTCGAAAAAATATGAATGGGCAGGAAGATGCCAGGATCACAAGAATATTTACACATAAGAAACATTTTTTAATTTCAACCACATCAAAGTATTGTGAAAATCTTGGAAGAGAACATAATTCAAATCATGTTTGGTTCCATATGGTCGGAAGTACTATCCTACAAAAATGTTTTTGTGATTGTGAAACAGTGATCGGTCGTCGATATGGGTTTTGTAGTGACTTCAGAGGTCGTGAACATAGACTATCAGATACTATCGTCAATAAATTCTACCCCGATGTACCTACACCCAACAGGGTCGTGACACCACCACCCAAGGCGAAGGTGAATACCGACGAAGCTGTCGAGATACTAAATACTTACATCAATAAGTGTATCCAACCGACAAAAGTAGTATCGGTTACCAAAATTAGAAATAAGTATGTCGTGAATGTCACCGATACAGAGTGTGATGCTAAACATGGCGGAGACTGTCACTTCGTAGTTGAAAAGTCTGGTATCGAAATGAAGTGTTCAAAATGTATAGGAAACCCCAGGAAGTATATCTTAAACAAAAAATCCAAAGAGATTTTATTTCCAGACACAAAATAAGATGTCGAGTATACTCTTGGTAGCATCCACCTATCTGGCAAACTTACTCACGAAACGTACCGTTAAGGTGGATGAGATTGATATGCTCGTGAAGGAGGCCTATAAATATTCAGGATTAGATTCCGATAACTTTTATGTCTTCATGACGAACATTACGCTATTTAAAAAACATATGGATCCATCCTTTCTTTATCTGGCTCTTGAACACCTTGAAAACGTTGGTATAATGGGAGAATTCCAGGAAGATATACATGAATTAGTTAAACAAATAGGGTATTACGCAGAGAAACAGGTCATGAACGCCTCTTTAAACGATGGTGTTGCGTTTCATCCTAAATACTTAAACAGCCGACTATAGTAGAAGCGATGATTTCTAGATCTGGTCGTAAGATCAAGAAGCCTGAAACCTACAAGCCTCAAGAGGATGTTGAAGATGACTACACCGAAGATGATTACGATAGTAATTTAGACGACAGTGATATTGATACAGATGACGAAAATGGATCCGAAGATGATTATACTGACGATGAAGATGAAGATGCTGATGCTGATGAACATGGGAATCTCAAGGATTTCGTCGTCGAGGATGACGATGACGAAGATGAGGAAATTCAGGATGATGAGGAAATTCAGGATTAAAAAAATGAAGGGTATTTTTAGATATGGAAGCTGATATTGGCAACCCCATAGAATTTAATAAAGATGTACACGATAACGAAAATGAACAACATCAACAACCGGAACCCGACTATTATCAACAACAACCAATGATGATGATGCCCCCCAACATGTATCAACAACCCTACGAACAACCCAAGGTTGACATATTCGCCAACATTGATAAAACGACATGGATTGTCGGTATCGTCGTATTCTTATTGGGTTTCTTCATGGGTAAGACGATGCAACCCGTTATCCTCAGGCATGGTTAAGTGGGTATCCATACATCCAGTCCTTTTCATCCCATGGTGAGTGTCCGATGAAATTCCCAGTGGAACCCTTCTTCCTTTCCGTAAAATACGCACGACTCGTGACCAGAGGGTCCTTGAGTTGAGCGGCTAAAACCTCAGATGCTGTGTTCATCTTCTTTTTGACATTTTCAGGTGATGTGAAAAAGAAGTACGCCACGAAAAACACGATGATCAGTGTGATGATATTCAACAACACACTGAACATTCTTACCTTGTATGTATATTTTTAATTATTCCTTGATTGATTCAATACCCTCCTCACGCTTATCCTGTCTCGCCTTAATCTCCGTAGCCACAATCTCATCAGCCCTCTTGACCAACTCTTCCATTGGTGTGTCAGGCTCTTCCTTCTGGAGACGTTCCAGAACTTCAGCAGGGTGACTGATAGGGGCTTCATCAGGTTTGTTGTAGTACTTGGAGTTTTCGTCGCCGGGTTTGAAATTCGAACTCGACTCAACCATATCCCTCTTACGTTCTTCAAACATCTTGGAAGCCATAGCCTGGTTTTCCTTATAGCCCTTCATCAACTCTTCAAGTTTGTCATTGCTGTAATGCACATCGTTAATCTTACTGGCATCGGGTGGGATGAGAAGCCACTTGTACATGTCGACAACGTAGATGTCGAAGGTGGCGTCCTCCTTCTGAAGACGCTTCGCATGACCTTCAGCCTCAGCGCGAGTGTTGAAGCACCCCCTAATCTTTGCACCAAGTTGTTCATTTTTTTGGGGGCATTCAGGTCCAACGAAGGACATGCATGCATACAGTTGACCAGGGACAGTGGTATAATCTTGCTCGAGGGAAGTCATTATATATATAGTAGACTGAAAAACTTTAAGCCATTCATCACTTAAGTTGCTTAAACTTTATCATCAATATAAAAATATGGAAGAGATCCGAAAGGCTCATAACACCTTCAAGAAGGAACTAATCCAATTAGTGACTCGAGAAGGTGACCTCATCTTGGATGTTGGATGTGGATGTGGAGGTGATCTTCAAAAATGGAGACATGCCGGAGCGAACATCAACATGTGTGATCCAGATGAAACATCTCTTCAAGAAGCTCGGACCAGAGCAAAGAATTTAAAAATTCGTGTAAACTTTTATCATGGAGATATTTTTAATTGTCCAAATAGAAAATTTGATTTGATTTGTTTTAATTTTTCTCTTCATTATATTTTTGAATTTGAAAAAAAGTTTTTTGAATCTATTCGTGAAATAAAAAAAAGAATGAAACCTGGTGGAAAACTTTTTGGTATCATTCCAGATTCTGAAAAAATAATTATGAAGACACCCTTACAAGATGATTTGGGAAACTTTTTCAAATTGAAAGAACATGGTAATGGTGGGTTTGGTGAAAAACTTTTTGTCAATCTTGTTGACACACCATATTATTCAGATGGACCGAAGTCTGAACCAGTTGCCTACAAAGATCATCTCATCATGGGGTTGGAGTCATGTGGTTTCACTTTGACACTTTGGGAAAACTTGTCAGGAAGTAATATTTCAGAGCTCTACAGTAAATTTATATTTACATATAGAAAATGATAGTCGTCATAGTGTTGTTGATCATTAATATATTTATTTTTATGTCAACCGTTGAACCTGAAAAATTGCGGATCGTCAAGGAACGTTACGAAATTCTCAGAAATAATCTTGAAGGGACTGAATTTCAAAAACTTACACGATGCATCCCAATAACCGCTCATCATACTCTCCGAGGAACCGTTGGATACAATCTCAATAAAGGGGGAGAGATTGGTTTGTGTCTCGATGGTGAAGTGAATGAAATTTTCCATGTATTGATTCATGAACTCGCACACTGTATGGTTCAAGAGTACGATCATTCAACAGACTATTGGGGTAGGTATGTCAAACTCAGAGACATCTGCGTTCGACTTAACATCTACGAACCCATTCCCAACGAGACACCATTCTGTGGTATGCACATCCAGGATAAATAATCTGTGTATACATCAAATGAAAACACCTGTTGTGACAGTTGCCACGGCAATTCTCATGTGGGTTATTGTCGTTGCTTTACCAATGGTACCTATGTACACGAGGAATTACTGGGCAAATGTCACATTGATGACGATCGTCATCCCCAACGCACTCCGTCTCATCGTGGGTCAGGTCCCACAATTGGCTGTGGATAAGGGTTTCTTCTTTTCGTCAACCATCATCGCGTTCATTCTCGTAGAAGGTTTGACCCGAGTGGTCAAGACGTTGAAGGGACAAATCAAGGATTATGGCAAGGATAGAAAAAAGAGTTTGGAAGTGAGTCTCTTATTTCTAGCCGCGTTCATTGTTGGTGCGGTATTGACATATATGTTAGGTGTCGATAAGTCTATCTACAGTAACATGGGTTGGGAACAAGTCCCTTAAGCCCTCAGTACGTAGGACTGACTGATATGGAAAAGAACAGCAGCGATGAGACCGGTAGCACCGAGCCCAACAAGGCTACGACGCCCGGCATCGTTGAGAAATTGAGGAACCATAGACGCAAGCTTCTCTTGCACGGGTGTGCTAATCGCCGCAGCCGTACAAGCAGAAACGAGGAGAGCCTGCATTTGTTGATCAGTCAGGTTAAAAGGATTCTTGGACTCGGGAGCCTTTACGGGTTCTGCCATAACAGATTGTTGGGAGGGAGCCATCATTTGCATTTGAGCAGGCATCTGCATCTGCATTTGAGTAGGCATCATCTGTTGTTCGTTGGGTTCGGGATGCCCCATGAGTTCTGAAATAGGTGTAGAGTCCATGGTAACTTTATTTTCACTGACATTTTTTTCCTCAGCATTCTGCGAAACAAAAGACGTGGTAGGATTCAGCGACACCATACCATTGTCGGTATTGTCGGATAAATTCATAGTACGGATGTCCGTCATTTAATACAGTCTTATGTTTTTTACAAAATATAAACACGCACCCTGGTTATTTTTTCTTCGTGATTGTCAATGCTGTCTTTTTATCAGCCTTTTTAGCATCACCCTCGTGCTGTGACATATATTTAGGATTGTACATCTTACGATGTGCTGCCCATAAATCGGATCCACCAACTTTGAAATTTTTACGAATAGTTGCTTTGTACCAAAATACACAATCCTGAATTTTGTTAGATTTTACCGTATTATCTAACACAAGACACTCATAGTTTTCAGTACACGCATCCATGACTTTGCAGAACATATCGAAGGATGGAAAGATACCGAAGAATGATTTGTATAACTTTTCACGATTCTGAATAATATTTTCACGAAGAATGAATACGTAATCAACATTTGCCCTGAGTGCTGGAGGAAGATCCATGACGTATTGCATCGTCAACATGAAAAAGATTTTCCAGTGACGACCATTCATGAAACACTGTCGAATACATGTATCCTTTAAAAATTTAGAATCGTACATACAATCATCCAATAACATGAAGGCTCCACAATTTGTTTTACCTGAACCCACCAATTTACGCTGTCGAGCCATAACACGTTCGATCGCATCCCTATCATAATCACCATACACGAATAGATCAGGAATGAACTCAGAGTAAAAATGATTCCCTTCTTCAGTCCCACTGAGTACGATTCCCGCCGGGAGATGTTTCTTATGGTACATGATATCCTTTACCAGTGTCGATTTCCCTGTATTACGCTTTCCGATAAATACGATTACCTTATCATCCGCAATTGATTCAGGTTTGAATTTCCTCAACTGAAGATTCATTCTACTGTAGTGTCCCGTTTTATTTCATAAAATTTTACTCATAGATAGTAGATATGTCTGGAGCCGTGAAACTCACAGTGACAGGTGTTCAGGATAAATGGCTCACAGGTGAGCCAGATTATTCCTATTTCCTATCGACATTCAAAAAGCATACAAGGTTTGCCCTGGAACAAATCGAAACACCATTCGATGGAGAGATAGACTTTGGTAATGAACTTCGATGTATCATCCCACGTGATAAAGGTGATCTCATCAAGGGTATGACGGTAAAATTTCTTTTAACAGCACCCGGTGGTGGGTTAACGTATGTCCCTTCCCTATGCACCAGATTGATTGACACCGCCGACTTGTTTATAGGAGGTCAGTTGATTCAGCGTGTGACTGGTGAGTATATGTATATGCAACAACAACTTCATAATACAATCGATGATGCTGAACAGACTTTGTATTTCTTAAATGGTCATGGAAGTCAGGTACTCGATTTTACGGGTGACTATACATTCTTCATCGATATTCCCTTTTATTTCAACAGAGTACCACCGTTATCGATCCCAACGACGGCAATTTCGAAGCAGTTGGTAGAAGTAGTCATTAAACTTAACCCCCTGGCAAATATCATTAATGGTGTCATACCCGAGGCTGGTGTCCAGGCAGGCATTAAGAATATGTCATTGGATACGGAATTTGTTTTTGTCAGTGACGAAGAACGATTTTATTTACAGTCGATGCCTCTCGAATATCTCATCACACAGGTTCAACTCTCACAGGTTCTTTTCAGATCAGGTGAAACAAAGAAGACATTCATGATCAACTTCAAACACCCCGTACGAGAGTTATTTTTTATAGGGAAGAATGGTGAAGAACATGTGAAAATTGAACACGTGCAATTAGACTTTAACGATATGAATGTGATTGACGCAGATCATTTATTCATGACGTACGAACAACCACTTTTACATCATGTGAATAGCCCAGAAGATGGGTATCCCTTCGGCGTGTACAGTTTCGCAGATCGTTCTGATTTACATAACCCATCGGGTCATGTGAATATGAGTCGTATATTTCATAAACGCATGACTATACAGATTGAACCAAAAGATGTGGATGTGACTGTTAAAGTATATGCCATGAATTACAACATCCTCCATGTCGAGAGCGGTCTTGTGGGTTTAAAATTTTAAAGGTGTATATTAGTAATGGCTGGTCGGATACAGCTTACAACGAAGGGTGTCCAGGACATATACTTTACGGAAGAGCCGGACTATTCACACTTTGTACAGTTATTCAAAAAACATACAAACTACACCACGCAATTCATGAAGTTGGATGTCGATGGTGATCCAGAATTTGGAAAGACTGTTCGTCTCACCATCCCCAAAGATCAAGGGGACCTGATCAAGACGATTAGCTTGGATGTCGAACTCAATCCAATATCCGAAGCTGATGTTACGCGTACCGGATACATCGAATCAATTGGTCATGCAATGATTGAATATATTGATATGTATATCGGTGATGAAAAGATACAACATATACCCAGTGACTATTTACAAATATATTCGGAACAGAATTATACACAGACGAAACAGAAAGCACTCGAAAAACTGATCGGTAAGTACCCGAACAGAACTTCCGATGTTCCGGTAGCGAGTGGTGTCATCTTGGGTCATCTCGGTCCTGCGACGACATCCCGAAAACTTTTCATTGACATCCCTTTTTATTTCTATATGAAACCTGAACTCGCAGTACCACTCTGTGCCATGTGTTACCAAGAAGTTACCATTGAGATTAAGTTTAGGGAACTTGATGATTGTGTAGTCAAAACCGATCCACCGGTGGACACGACTCTACAAACGACCACATTGGATTATGAAGTTGAATCCAATGTGGTCCTCGTTTCTAATATAATGACTGTATCAAATGATGGTCTATCATTTGCATCAAATGTAAATAACCAAATCGAAATCACAGGAAAAACAACATTTGTCGGTGATGGAATAGTGTCACCAGCCATGAATGTGATTGTGAATAGTAGTGGTATTTACCGATATGAAAATAGTGTTTGGATAATTAAATCAACGGACTCCGTGAGTGGTGACGTTCGGTTCTCGGATGATGGGAACGTCATCGCCCAACTTGGATATGGACTATGGGAATGGAACTCGGGGTACGTTTTCACAAGTCAAGCTAATTTACAGAGTAGAGCTAATTTGATAGGTACAGCTGATTTGACATCGATATCTCGTGATGGAACTGTGTATAGTATGAGAACAGTGGGTACAGTAAATGATAGTTTTTTTGTTTACAATCGAACAACAAATGTCCAAATCGGAGACACCATCGTATTTACAAAGTCTAACACGACACCATCAAAAGTTCATTTTTCTTTTGATGGCACCATCATGATGATTGTACTTGGTGATACTAAATTAATCAATGTATATAATTTAATAAATAATGAATGGATTCCGTATGGACAAGTGTTGGAAGTTTTTGATTTGGGATATATAATTTTATCTGGGTCGGGAAAAGCTTTTTTCATATACAATATCAGTGAAATCTACAATGAAACACAATTTGGTGTAGGTGTATTATACATTTATGATGAATTTACATCACAATGGGTTGAAGTGTATAGATATCGAGGTAGTAACGGGAGTTATGTGAATATGAATGATCTTTATACAATAATCACAGTAAAAAGAGCACCCGACAAAACAGATTACATTAAAATTCGAAACATTACCCGTACAGTAGAAAATTACGATAACATTGTTGTGAAATCTATTGAAAACACTGTGAATACCGGAAGTAATGTATATGGTGTGGGCTACCAAGCACTCACTACATCTATAATAGATTCAATTTTATTTAATACTAATACATCGTACACAGTTAATCGGCTACAGACATTAATTATTCTAAATATATTATCTGTGCGTTTATCTGATAATAGTCTTGTATTACTATCACAAACACAATTTAGTGTTTCAGTTTTTAAAAGAAGTCGTGATATTAGTAGTTTTAGTCTTAGACCATTTATTGATGGTGAAGATTTAGCCTTTGGTACGGAAACGTTTATAAAAATGCAGATTTCTACAACGGGAAAATACTTTGCGGTTGTAACACAATCAGGGTCCAATTATAACACCAGGGTTTATAACATCATTAGTGATGGTGAATTCGTAGAAATAACTCGATCGGGGTCGGCTCCATTTGATGTTTCAACAGACGAAACTAATATACTATTCAGTAATGATGAAACAATAATTTCTATATACGATACAACTGTCCGAACATATTCATTAACCACACCAGCTGATGCACCTATAATATTATCGGAAGTAAGTTTCCCCTTCCCAATATTTACTGTATCCAAGGATCTTAATATATTTGTAAAATATCACACAGGTACTGGAATTATAAAGATATTTAATGCTGACGGGACACAAAGTGGTTTAAAACTAAACCAATTGGGTGTCTTCAGGGCCATAACAATATCAAAAAATGGTAGTATCATTGCTGTAGTTACCGACACATATACATATGTTTACTCATTTGATGGTAATGGGTGGACCTTAAAATCTTCTTTGTACGTAAATATAACAGATTTCAATACGATATATGACTTCAAAATGACGGATGATGGCAATAATCTCGCATATATAGACAAGGACATATTTGCAAATAAGTCGAACATACGAATTTATGCATATAACGGCGTTGATTGGGATAGAATAGTAAGAGAGACAGATCTCATTATGAACGGTTCGGGTTTGATTGCTGATGTCAGTGATAATATGAATTATTATACATATGTGGGGAGTAGCCCACAAAATAGATTTGTTACAATCAAAAAAATAGCTACACAGAAAGAAACCATCATCGTAAACGTCAATCAAACGTTTTCATCTCTACACCCTAATCAGATAAAGAATTGTAAAATCTGCCTAGAGATGGCATTCCTCGATGACTATGAACGAACATTTATTAAAAAACATAACAAAGACTATGTGATTACACAAATACAACAAGGTACTTACACATTACCGAAATCTATTGATAAGCAACAGATTAGAACACGGTTTATCAATCCCGTAAAGGAATTATATTTTGTGATTAAACGTGTCAATAATAAGGAATATCTCGACTTCGTATCACCATTTGACTACGACAATGATAAAATCACGAGCGAAAACAAATTAATTTTCTACGAAAACCTAAAAACATTGGAATTAACTCTAAATGATACCCCGGTACTAGATAAAGATACAGGAAATTTTATTTTTCTCAAATCCATACAATCCGCGATTCATCACTCTAAAACACCGTTAATACGTCGGTTCTACAGTTATAGTTTTGCATGTGAACCGGAGCAGGGAAAACCAACAGGTCAGGTTAATTTCAGTCTCATCAACAACCAAATTGTGACCATACACCCTACTGAAAATACTACTATAGATCGTACCGTTGACATATACGCTTTAAGCTACAACGTACTTAGATTAGATAAAGGTATGGTGCGAATGCTGTTTAATACATAATGGATTCCATAGCCCAACAATACGCTACATCAATGATTGATATTGTGACACCTGTATTTGAAAGAAGTATTCTTATCGCATGTGAATACTGCAAAGCAACAGGTCGTGAGACCTTGACACCGGAGGATGTTGAATACGCAACAAAGTACTGTGCCATGAATGTAGTTGGAAATCATATCGGATCATTTTTTCCAGAAGTGTACGACGAAGAAGACGACGAAGACTCACTGGAAGAAGTGTGTGACGATGACTGCCCTCCCTTCATCCGATACTCAGGGGATGAACAGAAATTCCTGAAGGTGAATGAAGCCCATGACCGATGGAATGAATGGATTCCACAAAGTCCGGTAGAAGAGATGTTAAAAAATGCTATTAATAGTAATGGACCCAGTGGGATGGACGAGCAATGAATTTAAGATAATAGACGAGGACTCTGGTTCATCTTCTGATTCAGATTCTGATACAGAAGAGAACTCACAGGTGACCAGGGGGTATTCTAAACAGAAGTACCAAAAGATTTTAACAGAGGTTGATTTGTTACCGGAATAATTTTCTGACTATACAATAAAATGTCCACCACCGCTTTCGAAACCGTCCAAGTAATCTCACAGGAAATCCAGTCCCAGTCACTGAACTCTGTTGTCGCGGGCTTCTCGTTCGCGGCTGCCATCTCGTGGCTTGACCTTGTCCGATGGGCGATCAACCAGATTGTTCGCGTCCAGAAGAACGGTGGTCTCCATTACGGCCTGACTGCCCTTTTCACGACGCTCCTGTCGGTCGTTGTGTACTTGGTGATTTCCCGCTTCTCCCCCACTGTGAAGAAGCCCTCCGAAACCGTGTACGCTGTCACCCGTTAAGTTCTCTTACGTGTGATGATCAGGGTCAATATACCTAAAAATGTAATGACGGCAATCAATATATATTGTTGATTCCATCTATACGGATCCTCCAATTCGGGGATGCTTATAGGCGGTGGTAAAACCCCAACATCAGGAGCGGTATGCTTCGAGATGGCTTTAAATTTTCCAGTATTACATTCGATTTTAAACTTCAAAACGTGTTCTTGATTTCTAAATTCGTAGGGGATGAGACGACCTAGACTCATCGTGAAGAAACTGATATGTAGTTTTTTTAGGTTTTTATGTGATCCAGAAAAGAACGTATGTTCTACAGGATCTTCAGATGATGTATAATTGACATAGTCCCCATTCAATAGAATCTGACCGGTGTAAAAAGGTTCGCGAACGTATACATCCTTATTGAATGTTTCCGAACCTGATCCTATACGTATCAGTAAGGCGTTTGGACCTTCTAGGTTAATACTCCCACCCGTGTACGTACCACCTCCTGATATCGTTATATTTTGTGGAGGATTTCCAAAAACCTGATGAGGTGTTGTATTTTGTGATGTTATCAGGTTTGATACTGTATCATCTGTCCCCAGACCATATCGAGCATTCACACCGTCACCAAATTTAAGAACCTTTGTTTTATTGGGGTCATTATTCAACCATGTCAATGCATTCGTATCAGAATCGAATGAGACAGTGACCTGAGTGATATGATCACTAATATTTGAAGCCAGATCGTCACCGTTCGTGAAGGAACGATTGTACAGGTTGATGATACTCGTTTCTACATTTCTCAATTCGAACGCCAGATCAGGAATGATACCGAACAGACTTGTAGCACCTTGGTGGTACGTCGATTTCATAATTGAAATGTCCCCCTCGTTGAGGCCGATTTGACTCGCTGTGGTCCCAGTGAGTTTCAGTGTGATATCGAATAGACTCGTATTGAATACCCGTAACCTGTTTTCGATGTATATTGTACGTAAACCAGTCGACAAAGAGAATACGACTGCCAGGTCTCCCCCCGTTTTAAAGGTACCCCCTGGAAATGTGACGGAAGCCGTCGCGTTTGAGACTGTAATCGAGACGGTCATAGCGGTTACAGGGTTAAGGGTGACGGCGTCACCGGTATATGATTCACCTGGGAGTATGAGTGGTGTCTCAGTTACACCAAGTATTCCATTCATATCACTGATTTGATAATTAGACACAGACATGTTCGTGAACACTAATTTTCCAGATGTAATTGTGACGTTGATATCGCTACCAAAGGCTAAATTGAGATCATCCACCAGTTTCGTCGTGGACGTGTAGTACCCACCCTGAAAATCAATCGATCCAATTGCAGGGACTGTATTCGTGAATGCTCCAGCGGTGTATGTCGACCCGGGTGTAATCGTAATCGTAGTCGTTTCGATACCGATCTGATTTGAAGGAAAAGTTATGGCGTACGTGTACGTACTGGTATTTATTATCTTGAGAAAACCGTCGTACACAACATTGAGATCGGAACCCAAATATTGGGATAGTGTATCTGCCAAGAGATTGCGATCCCCGTAACTTCCACTTGGAAACTCAACGGAACGTTGGATATTTGTATATTCAATATCAAATGACATACTCGTTATGGAACCGAAAATCACACTCTGACCTCGATAATTTGCACCTGGGACAATTTGTATCAATTCTGAGGGGATACCGATATTTGAAGAAACTGTACCTGTGAAATCTATATTTTTTGTGAGTGTCAAACTATCATTCTTCAATAATAAAGCCCCTTTATTGAGTTCCACAACAACATCCATATCACTGAAAGAATTGGCGAGTGTCGATACGAGTGTTGATGGGGTTGTTATTCCAGACCCATATAATGTAAGTGATTCCGCTACGTTTTCCTGGAAATTGTTGACACTGAATGTATTATTGTGGGCATTGATCAATGTTTGACTATTGGGAATACGAGCTGAGAGAAGTGTAATTTTTTGGATATCGTATATTTCATTCTTTAGATCTATGACATAGTCGTGCGGGTCTGGGTATTTCGAATAGTCGCGTTCACTACTATCGATTTCTAAGGTATGGACCTCCATTAAAATTTGCGTATATAATTTTAATGGGTGTTTCTATTTAATTAATTAATTAATGGACTTGCTGAAAGGATTATTCGCAAGTTGGTTTTTCGCTAAATCTAGGCGGTTACCCATGACATGAGGGTTGGGAGTTCCCTTGTAGGGATTGAGTTCGGTGTATTGATTGACCTTGTAGTTCTGAGTCCACCCGCCATTCGCAGCACCGGTACGACCATCGACACGGGTCTTATCATGTCTAATAGTTGTCAAGGCTCCATGTTGGTTCAGTGGTTTCTCACGGACATTCATGCGGCCTGGGTTACCCATACGGTTAGGCTTAGCACGACGCTCATCGGGGCGGAGACCGAATGCGAACTGTTGTTCGACACTGTACCCTGCCTGACCATTGGCACCCTCATTACCCATACGTGCTGCTGGGGCGACCATGTAACCACCATAGAAGTTCGCAATACCTGGTGAAGGGTTATTCACGTGCATAAACTGAGCATCATGTATATCCTCCTTATTACGTGTAGGGTTCTGGGGTAAGGTTTGACCCGGGATAAACCGTCTACCGGGTGTCTTATCGAGACCATCCGTGCGATGACCAGTCTCAGATCTATTAGTTGTTCGCATCGTCTTCTGCTGAGAAGCCCGGGGGACGACACCATTCATGCCTTGAGCACGCCCCAACGTGGGAGGGCGACGCTCGGGGAGGAAGGCTGTCTTCTCTGGGCGATTGTAGCTCACCTTACCAATATCACCACGACGACCACCCTTGGTGTCGACGGCAGGACCGGCTCGTCCAGGTAACGTCGTGAGGCGATAGGCACCGGTATTGATAGGGTTCACACGGAAGACTTGTTGGTACCCACCAGCAGATTCCACATCGGAACCAATACCTAAACCGGGACCAACCAGTTTTTTCTCAACTGGTGAAAGATTATTCATACGACCCTGGTCGTAGAGACGACCACGCATCTCGAGAAGTTCTTGACCACCAGATCTATTTTGTGGGGCGACGACTGAAAAGGAATCCACTTCAGACTTACGATCCGCGAATGGATCCGTAAACTCGATTTCTTCATATTCAGTATCATACAATTCAGGTTCCTTCTCCACAACTTTTTTTGGTTGTTCTGGAACTTCACTTAATTTCCGACCGGCATATATGAGACCAGCGATGGCCAATATAGACACTGGGTCTGCCATTCTTACTTGATGATAATATTTTTATTGTGGTGAATATCTTTGGTTAAACATACTGTTCTGGATGTGTGCACGAGTACTGACGGGTTCGTAGGTACGAGTACGGAGAGGTACTTTACACTCAACGTTATTGAGAGGGAAAAACCCACTCTCGTGGGGCTTCACCAGAACCTTGTTGAAGCGAGTGGTCGCTTGGGGGCGAAGTTGGTCACTCACCTCGATGTGCTGAGCTGGGGAACCTTTACCCGCCATATAAGGAGCCGTACCAAACACCATCGTCGAAGGACGGGAAGAATAGTTCAAAGTACTTGGTTGAGGATACACGAAAACATCGTCAGTCGCCCTGTTGGTAGGAACGCCACCACCATTGACAATGTTAAGTCCTGGTTGTAGTTGATACGCCATTTATTATTACATGAGAAAATTAAGCTGAATGTCCACTCCTCAATCCAGATCCTCTGTGCATCCCACTTCTCTTACCACTTGGATCCATCCCACCGAAAGCTTCAAGTTGAACACCACGGGCATTGGGGTTGCAATAAGTTCCATCAGACTTACACGTGGGAGCCATCTTCTTGCCGTAGCACCATTCCGCGAATCCGGTCTGATCACCCGCGGCATTCGTCACGGGGTTCGACACAAACTGTCGAGCCATGGCATTCGCTTGGTATTCTGGGAGGGCTGTCCTGGAGCGACCAGGTGCATATTTAGTGCGTTTCTCGAGAGAATTGCTGATACCGCTTCTAACGGTAGAATGGTAGCACGCGGAGGGACGATCGGGACGATCGATGAAATCGGAGAGTAACATATTCCCCATGGGGTTGTCATTTGTGGGTAATTGGCAGTTGGGATCGGTGTCCTCTCCGATCACAGTTGGGCGAGCACCACCCTCCTTGACCATCTCAGAGGTGTACATGACATACAAGACACCTAATACTGTCGCGGCTAAAACAAAGATCCTAGGATCTCTGCGAATTAAGTAGATAAAGCACGCAGCGTAGATGATAAAACGTGAAGCAGCGTTCACACGTTCTTCCGCTGTCTGCTTGTTGGTAGGCCAGAACTGTAAAACCTTTTCGCGGTCAATGAGTTCCTGTGGACTGTCAAACCAAACCTTCATTTATATAGTACGAGTTTATTTTTTCATCATGCTGCTAAACATACTCATGAGAGCTTTTTCGTCAATCTGGCCGTCACCTGCCTGCATCTTTTCGGCACAGTCCTTGGCGACAGACTCAATGATAGATAATGTCTCTTGGGGGATTGCAGTGATAGTAGTTCCGAGCATGAAAAGTGTCTGAAGGTATTGCCAGACGGCACCCTTCGTAGCTTCGGACATCTTATCGCTCCAGTACTCTTCAATGTTAAGATCCTGGAGAAAATCGATACCCTTGATATCCTCTGTAAAGAACGTGTCATCCTTCTGTGTAATCTTTTGAGCGTAGGCTCCTACACCACCCATGTACGCCTCGACACACTTACGAGGGTTGGTAGATTTCAAAAGATCGAAAGTTGTCATGAACTTCTTAATTCCCCTCTCTTCGGGGAACGTTTTATGCAATTCCACAAGAAATTGACCCATCATCTCGTTAAATGCGGAGACAGAAGCCATATTTATATTAACAAGTGTATCATAATCTTTAAGTTTAGAAGGGTTCGTTAGAGATGACTTCCCTCTGTGCTACACCATTCGCGACGATGAAGTACACTAGAATAGCAACAAGTACGGCAGGTTTCACATAACTGCTATTGGGTAGTTTTTCTTCGTTGTTAATTCGAGCCTTGGCGTGAATGTAGCCAGCGGTAAGTATGGCCGCGATGAGACCGGCCCACATTGGGTCGCGGAGATAGTCAGAGAGTTCCATTTAATTATAACCAACTTTTTTTGTTCTCTCGTCGGCAGCATCATTGAAGAAAACATCATCTTCGCCTGCTGGTTCTGGTACCGGGTCTGGAGATGGGACGCTATGAATTGTTTTGAATTCATTGGCAAGACCACCTGGTTGCATCGTGGGATCGAATTCGGGAGGTGCCTCTGGTTCCGTCTCAACAATAGGAGGCATCTCTGGATCGGACTCCATCGCGGGTTCTGGTTCAGGCATCGTTGACTCGTCGTACACGTCGGGATCTTCCGTATCCATTAATTGTTCATCGTCACCGAGACTGATGTTACGATCCGTCTGGGACATGTATGTTTGAAGAATTTGTTGAATGGGAATCAACTCCTTGACGGTAGTTTCAATACATGTGAAAATACGAGCATGTAGCTTTTCATCGCGAATGTGTTCAGCCTGTTCTTCATGGTAGATGTAGGGGTCTTTGTATAACTCCTTCGCGACGTTGTCGTAGCATGATTGAATGAAAACTTCGTTCGTGGGAACCTTGAGAGAGATCTTCTTATTCTCTGCACTAAGACGCACAGAAGATAAAATCTTTACACAACTGACAAATACGGCAGCTAAGAGATCTCCGAACCACGCACATCGAGATGTGATGTTATCACTATGACGCTTCGACATGGCGTTACTCCAATTTGGAACTTCCTTGAGTAGTTTTTGAAACATGATCAGAACTTTGCGACCCTTTGTGAGCTTGTTTGCCTCGTCGTACATCTCCGCGAATACTTCTACGATAGGTGTGGCCATGACAAGAGAAAGCTGCCCGAGGTACTCCTTTTTGGCTTCTACTAGAATTCCAAGTGATTCAGACATATTATACTAAAGGAGGATACAAAAATAATTAAAGGTACTACGCACCATTTCGGTATTTATTTGCCATCTTTTTGAGATTGATAAAGGAAGGTATATCACCATCGTCACTCGGTGCTGCTGATGTTTTCTCTTTCTGTGGTGAAGACCATGTTACACATAAATCAATCTCCGACATTGATTGTACATTGAAACCCGCAAGTTCTAGTTGTCTTCTCAAATATACACATGCATGTGATCTATCGAAGGTTGGAAACCCAAAGACAACGGAAGGTACACGAAGAAATACATACTTACCACCAAGTTCCACAGTGCATCTTATTTTTCTAGAGAATTGTTCATAGATTTTTTTGTACAACTCTTTTTTATTTTTCTTCCTATTCGATTCAATGTTATTTATTTCAGATACATTGATCATTATAGTTACTGTAATTTAATTTTCGCCTTTTCTAACTCATCAACGGTGGGGATGACCTGCTTCTTCACAAGTTCGTACTGGAAAAAATCCTTACCCTGGACATCACTCGCTTCATATGGACGAGTATCACCTGGGAGTTCGACATCGATGGGTTGTTTCGTAGAACCAATCACTTCAAGTTTGGGTTCAACCCTTACGTCAACTGTAACACTGAAACCAGAAACGAAACCACTCTTCGACATCACCATGAACATACAACGATAAAAGTAATCTTTGTTGACAGGGTGTTCGAACTTTTTCGCAGCGATCGTCTCTATGATGTATGTTGGCTTCTCATATTTCGCAGAGACGTGTTTGTTTGTCACCATGACCAACTTCTCCATAAGATCGTGACCGATCTCAGCTTTCTTCTCGACATATTCGTCGATGTTCACCATCTTTTCAATCTCTTTTTCGCGTTGGGTCTTTTTCGTGCCTGGATAAAACAAGACAACCAGGGCAATCGCCAGAGCGATGAGAATGTAGACGTTGTTCATTATTACTATATGCGTTAATTTTTTTTCAGAAATAAATGAGATATTTATAGTATGTCCCTTCTGGTATATAGCCCAAATTGTCCACACAGTATTGACTTAATTGAGTACATCAAGAATAACCCCCAGCTCAAACAACTGGTGAAATTTCACAATATAAATACACAGGGTATACCTTATAATTATAAGTCGAGTATCAACCGTGTACCAACCATGTTGACAAAGAATGGTAAACTACTCGTGGGGAAAGAAATCAAAAATTGGTTGACGTCACTACTCCCAAGTAATGAACTTTCACATCACGAGTTTGGAGCATTCGGATCCGGTATGTCTTCGATAGATGGGAAAGATTCGGATGATAATGCATTCAGTCTCGACAATTATGGTGTATCTCTTCAGCCAGCGATGACCAAGGAGATGGAAGAGCGGATCAATAGTAGTGTAAATGAAGCGTATAATAATATAAAGAATTAAACAACCTTCCATAGAGTCATGAAACTTGTAACGATTCAAGCATCGGCAATTAAGTCGACATTCGAAGTTCTTAAAGATATATTGAATGATGTGAACATCTATTTCAAGGAAGATGGTGTATACATCACGAGTCTTGACACAGCCAGAGTTGCTCTTGTTGATATGTTTCTGGCTTCAGATAATTTTGATGAATATGAATGTACACATCCCATCATTGCGGGTATTAACATTACAAATACCTTCAAACTTCTTAAAACAATCACAAATAATGACGTCCTTAGTCTTTCTGTGAATAGTAAGGAATACATAGATATCGAAATTAGGAGTGATGCGAAGAAGACAACTACACAATTTCAATTGAAGTTATTAGATATTAATGAAAATCGGATCGAAGTACCTTCTCAAGATATGACGACGGTCACCACAATGCAATCTGCTGAATTTCAGAGAATGTGTCGTGATATGTCAAATATCGGAAGCACGATCGATATCATTAGGAATAAAAACCTATTAACTTTAAAATGTATGGGCGATTTTGCAAACCAAGAAACGTCGATTGAATGTGTTGAAGAAAGTCCATATATTACAGGTTCGTATTCGTTGAAATATATGAACACCTTTACAAAGGCGACTAGTATGTGCTCATCTGTACAGTTGATGCAAAATCAGGATAGTAAGTTTTTGATTTTGAAATATAATGTCGCTGATTTGGGTGACCTAAAATTCTATCTCGCATCTAAGGTATCCGAAGACTCTTGATCTCATCATCATAACTTGATACAGTCTTAGTCATACCAATCGCATTCGTTAACTTGATTTTAGGAAATTCATCTTTCAATGTCGATCGGTCATATCGTAACATGTCACGAATAGGTACGTCTTCCCCATGAAAATCACTTTTAGGTCCCGCATATTTTTTAACTTTACTCGTGATGTCTCTTACAGGTTTATTATTATAGTCGAGAAGCATGGCACTTGTCAATGGAATGTTAAATGAAATACCTTCACTTAATATCACTGGCCAGTCTACATCGACCTTGGTAGTAATAAACTTGTACTGCTTGTTCCCATACCAATATCTAATCCGGAGGATGATGTTATGTACATTTTCTGGAATTGTTTCTTCGTAGTACGGTGTGTTGGTCACATCAACCCAATATTCCTCGAGAATGTGATCACCCCATGTCCTGGATTCCTTATCCCAAAATCCACCCTTCTGAGTAGTATAGTCTTTCTCATGGTCCACTAAATATTCGAGTGAACGACTTTCAATTTTGAAATCGGGTTTGTCAGTGATTTTACGATAAAGACCATAAACCCATATGATGAGATTACTTAAAAGATTACTAATCATTTATACTAATGGAAGGTAACTTTTTAAGTAGATACAAAAATAAATTGGATGAATGGTCCAAGCGTATCGAAGATGAGCCTCATAACAAAAATCGTCATCAATCCGATATGAGTGATTATATTATCAAATGTATGCCCTACATGAATAGTTATGTCGAAGATGCAAGGGAGGAGACGAATACGGACAATGCATTTAATGCTGTAGAAACCAATGGTATTAAACGAAAAGATATCTTCACAGATTATTTAATCGATGTCGAAAAGAAGAATATTTATAGACATATGACAAAAGAGGAAGAAAAGTGTCCACAGTGTGTGTATAGTAATATCATCTACTTCACTGTCACGAGTGACGCGGTTTGTGATTCATGTGGCTTGATAGTTGCCACACTCATAAATGAAGAGCCAACCTACAAGGAAGAACAAGAGATGTTTGAAAAGATCGTCAATTATTCATACAAACGTGAAAATCATTTCAATGAATGGTTGAGTCAGTTCCAAGCACAAGAGATGACGAATATACCACCCGAAGTGATTGATCAGTTAAGGGCAGAGTTTAAGAAGATGAAAATAAAAAAACTTGATGAGATTACACATACAAATGTTCGTCAGTTATTAAAAAAGTTGAAATGGAATAAATACTATGAACATGTTCCATACATCACAAATATTTTGAATGGTATCAAACCACCCAATATGCCACAAGGGTTAGAAGAGCGTCTTCGTATAATGTTCAAGGATATACAAAAACCATTCGATGACAACTGCCCAAAGGATCGTAAAAACTTTTTGAGTTACTCGTATGTTCTTTACAAATTCTGTGAATTACTTAGTGAAGACACCTATCTAAAATACTTCCCACTCCTCAAATCAAAAGAAAAGTTATACCAACAAGATGTCATGTGGAAGAAAATATGTATAGACCTCCAATGGGAATACATACCAACAATCTAAAAAAGACGTGTGAGGTAGCTCATACGCTCGTCAACATTTCTTTTAGTGTACGATGATGATGTCTTGATATCGATGAGACGATAGAAATATTCGTCAGCCACACTGTTAGAATCTTCATTGTTTTCTCGGACAAATGTATTCATATTGTCTACAAACAATGCAACATTCTCGATATCGTACTCGTCGCATGCGAAGTCATTGATCGCAAAGATCCGAGCCATATCGAGAGGGAAGTGGGATCGGATTGAACTCTTACAGATCGGTTGTGTGATCTTGTAGACGGCATGTAAAAAGTTGATGAATAATTTCATCTTGTGTTCAACTTCATAGTCTGGTGTATCGTTATTCTTCTCGATATAAGTCCTCAGACTATTTGAATGGTAACGTCCAGCAGTTTTTGGGTTAGCACTGGTGAAAATATCGTAAATGTTCAACATGATGGTCACGTCAGCATGTCTTTCAGTGGGTGTGATTGCTTCAATCTCTTTCAGTTTTTCACTTCTTATATTCTGGATCATCATCATGACAGGGTGATCGTCATATGACCACGCAATTTCCGTCACACGAAGAGCATGCCCCATCTGTAAAGTTCTGAAATAGTCACGACGCTCAGCATCCGTAGGATTCTCGACAGTACATAATTGGATTTGAGTAATATCAAAGAAGTTTTGTTCGCGAATAGTCATGTCGGAATAGTAACGCCCGTTATACTTGAACTCATTGTTACGATACATCGATAATGTCGTAAGTCTTTGACGTCCATCCAACACTTCAGACTCGAACATACAAATGTTGTCGGGGTTAGTCGCTAAACTGATCGAAGGGATCGGGAAGGACTTGTCGACAATGGATGCGATCAATTTTTCTCTGTCCGCCATGGACCATACATCACCCCTCTGGTAAGGAGGTGAGAGATCGATGATCTTCTCATCAACTTGGAAAACCAGGTTGGAAATACAAACGTGACTGTAATTGAACTTGGGCATTGTGGATTCGATAGCCAAGAGCAAGAGATGGGATACTTAGGTTGTAACTTTACGGACTTCAATTTCACGATGAGGAAATGGTGGAAAATTTATCAAGTATGCAACTTTCAACCCGAGAAGTCGCAAATAATTGAGAGCCTGTAATTCTGCTTGATCGTTAAGGGTCTTGATTGTTTTAAATTCTAGAACAGTGTGAGACTCAACAATTATATCTGCTCGTAAATTTCCGATAACATGTCCCTCAAATAGAATAGGGACTATTCGTTCAGATTCATACAGTATAGAATGTTTTCGTAAAAGAACCTCCATCGCATTATGATACACTCGCTCACTATATCCTGGTCCTAAATCAGTGTATATTTGTTTGGCAAGAACATCTACTTCCATTATACACTGTACTCTTAGAACCTTTAATGTCTTATCTCGAGTAAATGGGGGATAATACAATTATAACGACCACGGATCTTTATAACTTCTTTGTTCACATACTCTACGAGTTCTAATAATAACTCACGAAGTTTCGAGTATTCTCTGGTATCTATCACAAACTGTCTGAGCATATCACCCGCTGTATCTATAAACATCTGGTGAATGTTTCGTATATCACGATTTTTTTCACGGAGTTTATCTCTTCGTTGTAATTCTCGTTTGAATCGAATTTCATCTAAATCATTCAACATGTAAGAAACCCTAAGCCACATATTATCATTATCGTAAATTTCGTCATAACGGTAATGCATATCTCGATTGTATTGAGATATAATCCGTCTAATATGGGTCATGAAACTGTTATATTTCAATTCATCAAAAGCTGGGACACCACCACATGGGATATCTCCGTGTTCACGACTCGTGAAATGTTTATTTTTGAACTCCATATAATGAGGATTATGTATCCGTCCAGTCTCTATACACCCAGATTCCCAACTAAATGCTGTGTGACAGTCGATGCACCACATCTGTGAACATCCATCAATCTTGTGGATCATTGTTCCACATTTTGGACACGGTTTAGTGTCCCTTTTCAATAATTTCATCGTCTTTACAGAATCGGGGTTACATTCATGCTCTTCATCTATCAACTCGTTACATTTTTCGCAGAATGTATTCTGACAAAGGCCACAATACCATTGATCATCTATAAATCCTTTACACCCTTCAAGTGGGCATTTCCGTATCAATTTGGGGTCATTATGGATCACATGGGTTCTTCTTCGTACATCCATGAGTTCACCGAATGTATCCTTCATTTCATTATTGAGTTCTTGTAAATCCGTTAGACTCGCACGTGCTTGCATGCTTATACCCTGTGATGTATATTGTGTATGTAGAACAAGCAATCTATTTCTCAAATGATCAACCTGACTGTTCAGTCTACGCATATGAAGTATTCTTTCGACTTCGGGTTGTGTCTCAGGCATACGCATCTTTTCACGATCGAATAGTATATGTTCCCGATGTTTTCGATATTCAGTATTCCTAAAATGTTTCGTACAAAACGTATCAACGAATTCACGATTCCATAGATTTTTACATTTCATACAATGAGTATCTTCAGTAGATGATATCAAATATGTCTGACAACAGGTCTTACATGCACACAAGTCACAAAAAGGACAGGAAACTTTTTTGTGAGTTGTCTTGTTATACTTTTCACAACATACATCACAGTTGTCCATTACATTACTTTAAGTAGTTTTCTTTAAACCAACCTTAAAACATTATAAACTACGAGTGATTATTTCGTTTTCAACATTTTTACGTATCTTTTCGAGTTCTTTCTTTGTCATGGCTTTTGTAACCAAGGACTTGTATACAGTGGCCCGAGGGTTTGTTAACTTTTGACGCTTCTTATTGATGAAGGATATAATACCCTTTTTGTTCATGTTTGTGACCGATTGATTTCTTAATACCTTCTTCATCGTCTCAGCTGACCTTTCCGCAGCGAGACGGATACTCATTTTTGATGCATTAGCCTTGGCCCTGGCTTTGGCGTCAGCATTGGCTTTAGCGTCAGCATTGGCCTTGGCTTTAGCGTCAGCATTGGCCTTGGCTT